TCAGAGACGCCTGATCGGTGCTGATCTGCACGCCGGAGCCGTTGTACCAGCTGATGAAGGCGTGCACGTCGGTCAGGTTGACGGTGCTGCGCACCCAGACGGTGACGGTGTAGAACTTGCCGGCCACCACGGGCGCGCCGCTGACCGAGTTGGGACGCATGAAGGCGGAGCTGGGCGAGCCGGCCACGGTGATCAGGGCGCTCTGGGTGCCGCCGTGGGCGAACACGGAGGACGCGGCCAGGGTCCCACCCGACACGTCCCACGGGCCGGTACCGCCGTCGGCCACCTCGAATGTGCCGGGGATGATCATGGCGTTGCTGTCGGCCGCAGTGCAGGCGGTCATGGTGACGCGCTCACCGGCGATGTTCCAGTCACAGGGGAACTCGGCGGGATACCCGGCCGAGTCGATCAGCTTCTTGGCAGCGAAGTCCTGATCCACGCGTAGCCGCACCGACGTGGCCGATGACGAGTATGCGCCGTGCACATCCACGTGATGGCCGAAGTCGGCATCCATCCGAGGTTCCCCGTTCACGTCGGTGGTGCCGAGCACCGGCACCTGATACGGGCCGGCGGGCATCGTGTTCATGACCGTGCCCATCGTGCCGGCCTGGCCGATGGTCTCGGTGTAGCCGAACGTCAGCAGGTCCTTATCGTCGGGAGCCATCGGCGCACTCGCCAGCCCGGTCAGGGTGACGGTGTCGCCGAAGTCCTGCGCGAAGACGTTCTGCGCCTGCTGCTCGGTCAAGGTGCCGGACGGGCTGATCTCGTCGCGGTGCAGCGACACGCCGACGTTGGGGATGCGCGAGCCCGGCCAGGTGCCTACTGCCACTTGCGCGCTGGCCAGGGAGTACAGCTGGTCATCGTCCGCGGCGTTGAACGCCCCGGACTGCTCGTAGCGTCCTGCCCCTGGCCGGACCGGATCGTCCGGATCAGCGGTGCTCAGCGGGCGTCCGTCGTTCGCCTCGTAGCGCGCGCTGCTGCCGGACGGGCGGGTGGCGGTGTAGTCGTTGACCAGGTAGCGGTTGTCGGTGACCGGCGACGGGGTGGCGTCAAGCTCGCTGGCCGAGTAGTCCAGCGTGAGCGAGCGCCGGTTGCCCATCGCCGCCCGGGTGACGTAGCGCCAGCCGCGGGTGTCGCGGATGTCGCCGAACAGGCCGCCGTCCACCTGCGCCGCCGACGTGAACAGGTTGAGCAGACGGTCCGGTGCCTGCGGCCCCATCAGGCCGGTGATGTCGAGGTCCCCGACCCATTCGAAGAACTCGCCTTCCTCGCGCGCCAGGCGCTGCATACGCCGGCCGGCCACCTCATCCGCCCACCCCTTGCTGGCGTTGGCGAACGAGCTGGTGCCCAGCGAGAGGTTCGCCCCGGTGCCGATCATGACGTGCGCCAGCTGCGCCCCGGCGAACGCGCTGACCGGCGTGCCGAAGATGGCGCGGGTGATGCCGCGCCCCAGCTGGCCGGCCGTCGTGGTGCCGCCGGCGAAGTGCGTGTAGAAGATGCCGCTGCCCACCGCGTGCCAGGTGGTGGTGAAGCGGATGTTGCCGCCCTCCTGCTGGAACGACATCTGCATCCCGATCCACTGATCGACCGGGCTGGCACCGCTACCGAACAGCACCGCGCCGGATGCATAGGTCTGGTTGCCGGTCAAGTCGTAGGAGGACCAGGTGTAGCTGGTGTCGCTGATGGTGAACTGCCAGCGCAGTGCCGCGCCGGGTGCCATGTTCAGCGTCATGAACAGGTTGTCACCGGCGGGCGGGAGGGTGTCGAGGCGGAAGTAGAACAGGATCGTCGACGATCCGCTGGTGGTGGTGGGGAAGACGGCGTTGAAGACGGCGCGGCTGACGTTGGGCGCGCTGGACAGGGTGAGTGATCCGGCGCTGCCGTCGAGTCCGGTAGCGCCGCCGAACACGCACTGCGTCAGGATGCCCGGCTTGGTGGCGTCCACCGCGTTGGCGGCCTGTGTCGAACCACTGGCGTCCTCCAGCGGCCAATAGCCGACGAGGTCGGTGCGGTTGCGGTACAGCCGGTAGATGGCGCTGTTGAGCGCTCCCTTGTTGGAGACGTAGCGCCCGGCCAGGGAGGTGGCAGCCGTCTGCACGTACCGATCATTGCCGGTCACGTCCCACGTCTCGGGCAGCGAGGTGATCTCGCCGTTGAACCGGATGCGGTCTGACGCCAGGCGCAGGTTGTCGCCCTGCATCAGCCAGGTGTTGGGGGACGCGCACGTGTCCGCCCAGCTGATCCCCTGGCCGATGCCCTTGCCCTGCGGGCGGAAGTCGGCCACCAGCGTCCCGGCGATGCCGCTGTACAGCTGGAACGCGTGCACCTTGCCGGCGAACTGCACGTTGTCGGTGAACGGACCGGAGCCGTCGTTGGCGGTGCCCACCTCAAGTGCGCTGCTGGAGTTGAAGATCGAGGTGGTGCCGGCCACGGTGGCGGAGGAGATCTGCGTCCAGGTGCCGTCGATCGAGGGGGCGGTGTACCAGCGGTAGACGCGCGAGCCGGCCCCATTGTCCACGTCCAACGTGACGCGAATCGCAATGCGCCCCACGTCCGCGGCCAACACGACACCGGAAGTGTTGGTGAGCGCGTTGGTCAGCGTGCCGTCCGGGGAGGTGAGCAGGGCCAGTTGGCCGTCGTTGCGGATCTCGATGAACCAGGCGCGCTGGTTGCCGGTCGGCACGTACTTGCCGCACAGCGACTGGCGGCGCACGCGGGTGTACAGCGGCGTGAACTCGATGCGGATGTCGATGTCGCCGGTGATGTCGAGGCTCGCCTTGTCGGCGGTGTACATCTTCTGGGTGCTGCTGCCGCCGGCGACGTTGTTGATGAAGTTGACGTCCGGCAGGCGCACGTGTTCGTCCCACGTGTTGGCCGGCGTCTGCACGCCGAGCCGCACCGGCAGGTTCTGCTTGATGAAGCCAAACAGCGGGGAGTAGGCATTCTCGGGGGAGAACATGCCGTTGCGGTTGTTCAGCGTGAAGCCGGCACTTGACGGCGTGAACGACGACTGCTGATCGACGAAGCCGCGCGTTACCCGGATCTGGCCGGAGCCGCGCACCTGGCCGGCCAGGTCATTACCGCCGAAGCTGGAGAACCAATCGGTGCCGATCTGGAATTCGGCGTGGATCTTCGATGGATCAAACGTGGCCATCAGCTGCCCAGCGCCATCTGCACGTCCCCGCCCGCCGTCCGGAAGATCTCGATGCGCAAGGTGCGCACGATCGCGTCGACAAGATCTTGCGTGTTCGCCTGCGAACGGTCAAGGCGCGCCACCGCCACCAGGCCGCCACCACCCTGGCCGGCCATCCGGCGCGAGTCCCCTGCGGTGTGCACGCGCGAGCCGGGCGCAAGGTCCACCAGCTCAGGCCCCTGTTCGCCCACCCAGGTCAGGTTAGACCGGTTGCCGCCGCTGGCGGCCGCACCGATGCCGCCGGCCACGCCGCCGGCCGCGCGCCCGTACCCGAGCTTCTTCAGCTGGGCGTAGGCCTGCGCCGCGCTGGACAGAACGCCGGCACCGATGGTGCGGATGCGCACCGTCACGTCGATGTCGTTGATCTTCTTCAGTTCCCTGTTGGCGTCGATCTGGAACTGACGCACCTTGCCCTGCGCCTGACGCAGCTTCGGGCCGATGCCGGGAATCCAGCCCAGCGCGTCGTTGGCCGCGTCGAGGAAGGCTGCCGCCCAGTCCCACGCAGCCACCTTCATCTGGGCGAAGACGCGCCGGGTGGTGATGTACATGTTGGACAGACCGCTGATGATCTTGCCAAGGAACGGGATGATCCGTTCCAGCACTTCCAGGAAGTCGCGGATGAACAGCGTCGCGCCGGGCGAGCCGTTCTTCATCGCGTTGAAGAACTTGCCGATGGCGTCACCGAGGCCGGGCAGCTGCGCCGCCAGCTCGTCCCACAGCGGCGCACTGGCCTCGGCGGCGCGGGCGATGGGCGGCAGGGCGTTCTGGAGAAAGCCGATGATCCCGTTGCCGAGCCCCTGCGTCACCTTGCCGAACGTGTCACCGAGAGTGTCGATGACCGGTCGCAGGTCCTTCAGGATGCCCAGCAGGCCGGGGCCGCCACCGACGCCACCCACGAGGAAGTCTTCCAGCGGTCCCTTGAAGTTGTCCGAGAAGCCGGTGAAGATGTCCTTCAGCTCATCCTTGACACCGCCGACGGCCACCTTGATCCGGGGGTCCTTCAGCGCGCCGACGATGCCCAGCGCGATGACGCCACCACCGAGCGCCGTGAGCACCGCGCCGTTGATGGCGGCAGCCAGCACGGGGGCGAGCGCCACGCCGAGGCCGGCCGCCGCCAAGCCCTTGACGATGGTGGAGACGATGTCGCCGGAGAAGATGTTACTGGCCGTGTCGCGCCAGCCATCCTTGAAGAAGTCGCCGAACTTCTGGCCGGCCTCCTTGCCGAAGCCGGCCAGCTTGCTGAGCAGCGACTGCTTGTCGACATCCACGTCGACGTGCACACGGTTGGTGTCGCGGTCGTGCACGCTGACGCTCTCGTGACCGCCGCCGCCCCCGCCGCCCGTGACGCGGGTGCGCGACGAGTCGCCACCGTTATTCACGACGTTGCGAATATTCTCGGTGATGCGAGTGGAGATCTGCCGTCCGAGCGTGTCACCGATCCGGTTGCCGGCCTGATTGAGTCCGGCCTCACTGCGCGTGATCGACTGGTTGATCTTCTCGGTGAAGGTGCGAGAAAGATTCTCGTTGAACGTCTTGGAGAAAGTCTCGGACGATTCCTTGGCAAATTTGTCCAGATCCTTATTGACTTCCTCGAATCCAGCCTTAGCCGAATTCTGCGTCCGCACCAAGATCTTGATCTCGTTCACGATTTCTCACCTCCCTCTCCCGATCAGCCAGCCGCACCAGGTGCAACAGTTCGGCGTCTTCCTCACGTAACGTCTTCAGGGTGTAGCCAGGGAAGCGCTCAAGCAGCGCCACCATGTTGACCGCGTAGCCTAGAACAGCCGGCCGTCGGACAATGCATCCATCGGAATCGATTCCACCCCCGATGGCCCACCATCGTTCGCAGTCGGATCTAAAGGGCCACTGCCGCTCCCGGACACGTGCTCGATCCACGCCATGATCACCGACATGGTCAGGTCCATGTCCTCATTGCGGAAATTGCGATAGGAGGGCTCGATCGGCTGATCGTTGTCGTCCTCGAAATTCCATTCCTTGATGCGGCTGACGAAGTGCATGCCAGGCTCGCCCAGCGCGTCGGAGTGGTCCCAGTCGCATCCGTCCGGACAGCCGGCGAAGACGCGGATCAGCTCCTCCACCTTGCGCCGCTGATCCGCCGTCGGGGCCGCGTCGAGATCATCCAGCGCATTGGCCAGCACGGCGGCGTACATCATCACGCCGACCGACGCCCCGCGCGCCTTGATCTCCAGCCCGGCCAGGTCCTCATCCTCAAAGGACAGGACGTAGACCTTGTTGCGCTTGTACCCCATTGCGTCATCTCTCTCTGCGAAAACCTCGAGGGTTGTTTCAGATTTGAAGTAAACCTCGAGGGATTACGCCCAAGTAGGTACCGCCCCGTCGGCCAGGGAGAACGGCACGGAGCAGGTGAGTGCTCCGTCGTCACCCCGGCTGATCTGGTAGTCGGTCAGCAGCACCTCGTTGGGCAGCGTCACGCCGGCCACGCCCAGCGACATGGTCCGATTGATGCTGGTGCTGGAGATGGTGGCGAAGACCGGGTGCGACACCGACGCATTGAAGATCGTCGACAGTGTCCCGTTGAAGTCCGCGATCAGCAGCAGGCGCTCGAAAGCGGACTTGTCCACGCCGGTCACGTCCTGCACCGCACGCGGAAGTGCAAAGTTGAAGGAGTGCACGTCGTTGCGAATGTCGACGGGCGTGCCGGACGAGTTGTCCAC